AAATTTTATTAAAAACCTGAAGTATAGGAGAGATTAATATGGCTCATGCAATGGATGAACTATTAAGCTCAAATGCGCTCTCCGAGGAGGTCAGATCTTCACTATCTGAAGCTTGGGAAACCCAACTAACAGAAGCTCGTGAGGCAATCACAGCTGAACTTAGAGAAGAATTTGCACAGCGTTATGATAATGACAAAGCGCAAATTGTTGAAGCAATGGATACAATGATTGGTGATGTTATCGCTAAAGAACTAGAAGAGTTCAAAGAGGACAAAGCTAAAGTTGCAGAAGATCGTGTAGCGTATCGCAAACATATGAAAGAGCATGCGAAAGTGCTTGATCAGTTTGTGATGGATACACTTCGCAAAGAAATTAACGAACTTCGCGAAGACCGTAAGTTGCAAGAAACTAACATGGCTCAATTAGAGGGCTTTGTTATGGAACAACTTACAAAAGAGCTCAACGAGTTTCATGAAGACAAACGCTCACTAGTTGAAGCGAAGGTCAAAATGATTAAAGAAGGCAAAGAAGTCATCAATGAAACAAAGCGTGAGTTTATTGCTAAATCAGCGGCAAAAATCGAAAACATTCTTGAAAATACTATCAAGAATGAACTTACAACACTGCGTGAAGATATTCAAGTAGCCAAAGAAAATACATTTGGACGTAAGATTTTCGAAACATATGCGGCAGAGTTTATGAGCAGCTACCTTAATGAAGGTACTGAAGTTGCAAAACTAAACAAAGCAATGAAAGCACTACAAGTTAAACTTGATGAAGCCAAAACACAAGTTGCTGAAAAAGAAGTTCAACTACAAGAATCTGCACGTGATGCTCGCATCAAAGCAGATGTAGCAGAACGTAAAGCTGTTATGCAAGAGATGATGGCACCATTAAACAAGCAACAACGTGAAATTATGGGTGCATTACTTGAAAGCGTAAAAACTGACAAGTTACAAAATGCATTCAACAAGTATCTACCATCAGTATTGAAGGAAGATGCAAAGCCACAAACAGAAAAGAAGGTACTTAGTGAATCTTCAAAAGAAATCACTGGAAATAAAGAAGCACTTAAAGAGTCAGCAGAAGCTGATGGTGCAGACATTGTTTACCTTCGTAAACTAGCCGGTATAAGTTAAGGAGACCGAAAATGGCAGACAACCTAATGGAAAATTGGAGCGAAACTAAAGCAGCTCTAACCGACGGTCTAACTGGAACAAAAAAGAAAGTGATGGAAACCACACTTGAAAACACAAAGAACTACTTGTCAGAATCTGCAAGTACTGGTGCTACAAGTGCAGGAAACATTGCAACACTTAACAAAGTTATTCTTCCAGTGATTCGTCGTGTAATGCCAACTGTTATTGCTAACGAAATCGTTGGCGTTCAGCCTATGACAGGCCCAGTTGGACAAATCCACACTCTACGTGTACGTTATGCAGAAGCATATGCAGGCGTTGCAGCAGGCGACGAGGCTCTAAGCCCATTCGCAATTGCAAACGGCTACTCAGGTAATGCAGGTACAGGCAGAGCAGATGCTACTAGCGCACTTGAAGGTGAAGCTGGTAAAAAAATGAGCATCCAAGTTCTAAAGCAAACTGTTGAAGCGAAAACACGTAAGCTATCAGCACGTTGGACTTTTGAAGCTGCTCAAGACGCACAGTCAATGCACGGTCTTGACGTTGAAGCAGAAATCATGCAAGCACTTGCACAAGAAATTACTGCTGAGATCGACCAAGAGATCATTGCTAGCCTAACAAGCCTAGCAGGCGCAGCGGCTGACACATACGCACAAGGTAGCGTAAGTGGTACAGCAACATTTGTTGGTGACGAGCATGCAGCTCTTGCAGTTCTAATCAACAAGAACGCTAACACAATCGCAGCTCGCACACGTCGTGGTGCAGGTAACTGGGCGGTTGTTAGCCCAACAGTACTAACAGTTCTACAGAGTGCAACAACTTCTGCATTCGCACGTAGTACAGAAGGTACTTTTGAAGCACCAACAAATACAAAATTCGTTGGTACACTAAACGGCACAATGCGTGTTTATGTTAACCAGTATGCAGCTAATGACGATGTTCTAGTTGGTTACAAAGGTTCAACAGAAACAGACGCAGCAGCGTTCTACTGCCCATACATCCCACTGATGTCAAGCGGTACAGTACTAGATCCAGCTACATTCGAGCCAGTTGTTAGCTTCATGACACGTTATGGTTATGTTGAACTAAGCAACC